AAGATCATTCAAGCGAGGCTCAGGTCATGACGTCTTCCGCGAGCGAGGTGCTCGAGCGTGAGTTGGGAAGGTTAATCGCTAATGATCCGGAGCTCCAAGCTATGTTTGGGGCTAGCCCTGTTCCGGTATTCGCATACATCACTGAAACGCAGCCACTGCCGTATGTAGTCTACAGTGAAACAGGAATGTCGGCGTGGGATGATGACTTAAGCCAAGGAGGTGACCACACAATAACTATCTCGGTGCGATCCGCGGGCGAGAGTGAAGCATTCGCAAAGACAGCCCTGTCACGCATCCGCCAACTGTGGAGCAGGTGCGAGCACCGCGTCCAAATCTGGCCATACACTTTGGTGTTGGTCAACTTCACCGACTATAGCGTCTCGCAAGAGGCCGATGGTCAAGCATACCGCGCTACTGCCCAGTACCGGGCGATAACTGGAGGACACTAAACTATGTCATTAGCTGACGGCTATCCCGGTCGGGACGTAGTCATGCTTTGGAACGGCCTGCCTGTGGGCGGCGTCCGCGAGAAAGCTATTACCTTGAACGGCGAGCCAATCGACGTTACCAGCGATGATGATGCCGGCTGGCGCAATCTGCTGAGCGTCGCCGCGCAGTATCAGTTAGACATCAAGATCAGCGGTGTCTCGAAGACACACATCTTGAAGATCGACTGGTTCAATAAGAACTTCACCCGAGCGGTAACGCTCACCTACCCGAACGGGTCGATTATCTCGGGCAACTTCTTCTTGTCCGAGTTCGCAGAGACCGGCACCTACAACGATGCCGTTACCTTTGAAGCCACCATCATGAGCGATGGTCCTGTGATTTACACCCCGGGCAGCTGATAGCCCACTAAACCTGGAGTCTACTTACTATGGTCGATATCTCAATCACTCCCGCGAACGTGGTCAAGGGTGCTGACGCTGTGGTAGCCACAGGCATCGCAGGCGCCACCATTCTCGCGGGTCAAACTCTGGCGCGTGACACGGATGGCAGCATTAAGCTGTACGACTCCGATAACGCGTCAAGCAACATCCGCACTCTGATCGGCATCGCGCTGCACGGAGCATCATCTGGTCAGCCCATTGCTTTCCAAACAGCGGGCAGCATCACCATCGGCGGCACCGTCGTACAGGGTACTGTCTACCTCGGCAGTGACGGCGCTGGCGGTATTCGTCCCGCGGTCGACTTGAATTCGGGTGACTTCACCTCTGTGGTAGGCATCGCGACCAGTGCCGCGGCGATCAAGTTGGGCATCCTCAATGGCGGAGTTGCATTCTAACCATGCGGAAATTTGCGGATCAGCGGATCGAATGGCAGGGTAAGACTTACACAATCCCTGCCAATCGAATTATGCCGCTGCTTGCTCGGGTGGAGAGCATCATTACGTTCACGGAAATGCTGGAGTTTCATCAGCGCAAAACTGTCCCACAGGCGAAGGTCGCAACGGCATATGCGGAGATTCTTCGTTACTGTGGGATTGAAGTGGACGAAGGCGATGTCTACCTGGCAATGTTCCCGTCGGAAGAAGATCCGAATGGGACCTACATGAAGAACGGTAGTGATGCCGTCCAAGGCCTAATGAAGCTCATGCTGCCGCCAGATAACATTACGAAGGCGGTGGCATCGGGAAACGCCGTAGCCCCCGTAACGTCGGGGGCATCATCGAAGAAGCGTACAAGGCGGCAATGAGTTGGGGGCTTCGGCCCTCTGACTTTTGGGGGATGCACCCGGCTGAGTTTTGGTGGTATGCTGAGATTAAGCGGGTAAAGCCCACGTTCGGCTGTATGTCGGAAGACGAAGTGGCCTATCTTTACGAGAGGGAATATGGTAGACAAGATTGAAGGCGCCACTATCATAATCGGCGGGGACCCTCGTCCCGCCGAGGCCGCCATTGAGAAAGTAGCCAAAGCCCTCGAGAAGATGGGAACTGTTGCTGAGGCCGCGCTCGCCGGCCTTGGCATCGGTCTCGGTGTAAACGAACTTCTTAACATGGCGTCGGCGTCAGCTAAGCTGGCGACTGAATTCTCCAAGCTTTCAGATGAAACGGGCGCTAGCGTCACTGGCATCCAGGCCGTGCGACATGCCGCTGAGCAAGGTGGCGTAAGTGTCACCGACCTCGCTGCACAAATCACCGCGCTATCGGCGGCCCTTGCCACTGTGGAAAAGGGCGGTGGCGAAGATATCTCCAAAGCATTCGAGCGTCTGGGTATTGCTGCGACCGAGCTTCAGGGCCTCGACATTGACGAGCAGTTCACCTTAATCTCCGACGCTGTGAGCAAATCATCACTGAGCGCAAAGGACCTCAACGAAGCGCTGAAGACGCTCGGCATCACCAACGCCGAACTCATCGGGATGATGCGTGACGGCGGTGATGCCTTTGAGAAGGCGCGTGAAGAGATCCAGAAAATGGGTCTTGCGCTCAGCGACGTTGACGCCGCGGCGATCAGAGATGCGTCCGAGGAGTGGGATCGGTTCAAGGCGGCCGCAGCGGAGTCCCTCATCGCTGTGGGAAATGCCATCGCCAAGGACTTCGCTCCGTTCGTCAGTGACCTGCTGAAGCGCCTGCAGGATGTTGCAAATGTGGACTTCATCGCCAATGCACTTGGCGCTTCGCTGTATGCAAGTATCGGTGTGGTCGCGGCGCTCAGTGATGCGGTAGTAAAGCTGCAGCGCAATCTCAACGCTATACCTGAGTCCATGTCCAAGATGCTCGGCGGTGCCGGCGCTGGCAAACAGGATATGGAGGACGTTCTCCCCAGCGTTCAGATCAAAGAGTGGCTGCGTAATGTGCAGGAGGCGTCAACCAAGGCGGCCGAGGCAACAGTTGAGTCCGCGCGCATACGCCGTGAGGCCGAAGCGGGTACCACAGACATTGTGGCCACAGAAGAAGACAAGCAACTGGCGATCCGACAGGCCGCGGCGCAGCAACATCTCGACCATCTGCTTAAGGTGTTGCTGACAGCCGAGGACTTCGAGAACGCAAGCTACCAGCGACGCATGGAGCAGTTGATCGCTTTCAATGACCAAGGCCTTCTTACGCAGCAGCAATATGACGCGCTGGTGGAGCGAAACAATCAAGTCCACCTGGACAAGATCAATGAGGCGCAGTCAAAGAGCTTCGTAGATAGCCAGCGTCTGTATGTAGGATATGCGGGGCAGATCGGAAGCTTATTGACTAGCATCACTTCAGCCATTGGCGCTGAGGGCAAGAAGCAATTCGCCATCAGTAAGGCTATCGCCCTCGCTAGCGCTATCGTCAAGGGATATGAGTCCATCGTCTCCGCATATGCGGCCGGGTCACGCATCGGCGGCCCTCCTGTGGGAGCGGCATTCGCAGCTATCGCGGCAGCGTCGACTGCAGCCCAAATCGCTGCGCTTCGTAATACAAACGAGAACAGTTCAGGCGGTGGAGGTAGCGGTTCAATCGGCGGGGGTGAGTCCGCGGCGGTTCAACCCACACAGACCTTAACAGTCCAGGGCATTGACCCAACTTCATTGATGACAGGCGAGGTAGTGAAGAACCTGGCTGGTCAATTGCTGCAATACCAGGCTGATGGCGGGAAGGTCATTCTCCAATGAGCGTAATTATCTCTGGTAGCTTTGTCCTTAATCCAGTCGTATCAGGCGGCGAAGCAGTCAACGGCGATAACCCATTATTCGGGTATAGGAACCTTGTAACTTCGGGAGTACTGACCACCACCACGGCCAATCCGTCGTTTCCCACAGTTAACCTGGCCAATTCCAACACCTACAGTAGGTGGGAGGGCACCAGCATTGTGGCGGATGAGTATATCACTATGGCGCTAGCGACTGCGGAGCTGGTGGACTATGTGGGCATCGCGCGTCATAACTTTTATACTGCGCAGATCGCCGTATCATTGGAGATCTTCAACGGCTCCATCTGGGTTGAGGTGGTTGCTCCATTCATCCCGGGCAATAGCGGTCCGATCATGATGCGGTTTACGCCTCAGGCTATCCTCAGCATTCGTGTTCGTCTGCAACCCGGAACAGCGGTTCCATCAGCCGCGGTAGTGTTCGCCGGTCCTCTGCTTGTAAGTCAGCGCCGACTCTACGTGGGGCACTCACCGATCTCGTACTCTAAGAAGACCAAGGTGGTAACTGGACGAAGTGAGAGCGGGAACTTTCTCGGTCGTATTATCACCAACTCATTCCTACAAACCACTGTGGACCTGGATAACCTGACGGCTGACTGGTTCCGGACCTACTTAGCACCGTTCATCGAAGCCGCGCGCGAGGATCCTTTCTTCTTCGCCTGGCGGCCGCTGACCTATCCGAATGAGGTGGGTTACTCTTGGTTGATGAATGATCCTACGCCACACAACCAAAGAGCCAATGGCATGATGAAGATTAGCTTAGAAATTGGTTCCATCGCATGAGCAAAGCTTTAACCTATCTCGAAGTCGATGTTCCGCCGTTCGTTCGGCAGGATGAGGTCACTGGCGTTTTCATTCAGGACTTTCACGATAACTCGGTTCATGGCTGGACAGGAACTAACGGTACAGTCACCGCCGGCTTTAATGGCGTAGTCCTAGCACAGACGGGTGCTGATCCAGCCTTCCGGTCTGCATCAGGCTTGACTATCGATGGTAGCTTAAACCGCTATGTTCGGATCGATATTGAACGCACCGTGATAAGGAGCTCCGGTGCTTGGGACGGCACCCTCTTCTACACCACCGCGGCTCACGGTGAGTCCGCCAGTTTCAAGATGGCTATTCCTGATGTGGCCAACGTTGCCGGCACACGTCAGGTATTTATCCTGGATATGGCGGCTCTAACTGCTGGCGAGACCGACTGGATAACCAGCACTATCACTCAGCTTAGATTGGATCTTGACTCTGCAGGTAGTGGAACGTTCTTGCTCCACTCTATCGTCATGGGTGACCTCGACACTGTTAGAGCTGCGGTTTTCGACGGAACAAACGACTATCTAACACGAGG